TCGCTGACTCCACCATGGATCTACTTGCTCTCTCCATTCACGTGCTTCTTTAGTACGTCCTTCTAACATAACTCTATCCCAGCCGAATACTGCGGCTACTGCATCTTTTAATGTATTAGCAAAACTTTCACGACGAAAGCCGTGAACATTAACTAGATAGTCAGCAATGGTGTCTTTGCCACTGCCTATAAAACCACATACACCTATAATCATTTTAATGTCTCCTCTAACCAGATTTTACATTCGGGCCATTGTCTATAAATGTGTGCTAGTCCGCCGGCACGATACCATTCGTCGCAGTTACTTGTTCTGTCATCTATTAGAACATCGCCAGGTTTACAGTGACGCCATTTGTCGTAGCTGAACGGTCCAAAGAATACTGTAATATCAGGATAGTGTTCGTGTGCCCACCATACTTTATCATTGGCGGCAAAGGGCATTGTGTAGTCATGGGGTAGTGCTGTTAGAAAGAATAAACCCGAGCCAGTTCTATCTCTGTAGTCTCTGCACCATTGTACTAGTTCATCTGCACCTGGCTTTTTAGGAAGGTTGCGATAGAACCGTTGTTTTGTTTGAAGTTTTTGCCAGTCGCTGTCAGGAATACGTTCTCCATAGTTCCAGTCACGTTTGACCATTTCTCTAGCAGTTGCCATCCAGTCTGCTACTACATCATCCATGTCTAAATATATATTCATAGTGCTAGTATATAGCAAACAAATCTATTTGTCAACGGTATTTTACTTTTTAGGAGTGGGATTTTCGCCAGTTAATTTTGGTCTGGCAAACCATAACTTAAACCATTCATCGGTGCCTGGACGAATGTTGTTCTTACGCATGTACTCACCTTTGTCGGTGCCAATCTCTCCAGTGATAGGACTAGGGGCATTTTTATCAATGCCGGCAAGTTTACGTAGTTTGTCCTTATCCAAAAATAAACCCCATTGGGTCACTGCCGTCTACATACAGTTTTAAGTCTTCTTCCAACTTTTCCATGTCGGCGGCTGCTTCTGATTTCAAATTGTCACCATTTAAACTTGTGCCACCTTGTGGACCTGCGATAGTGCTAAACTTACTACGTGCTTCACCCAATATGAATTTAGCCTGTGCCATGGCATAGTCTTTGATCCAAGGACCGCAGTAAACGTCATTTAATAAATCATCATCTGCTTTTTCAACAAATGCCCAAATATATATTTCATCATCTGCCCTAAATTTACGATGAATCATAAGTTTATGATCTGCTAGGTTCCAAGTAAATGTGCAATAGGCACCAAACATACGTGCCATCAATTCTCTACGATCTGCATACAATTCATAGTTTAACAGTCCCGAGAAGTTCGTGTTACTCTGCATCAGCATATTACTCAAGTACATTGTGTTGAATGGTTCGAAGTCAACGCCGCTACTGCTAATGCCTGTAGAACCTGTGTGGCGCAAAAACACATCACGAACATTAACTACTTGCAGTGGCAGTTGATATTCTTGTTGTTCCATGTAAATGTTTAGTTTAAGGAACTTTTCTATAACAGATCTTCCGCCACGCTGACGATATTTACGCAGGGCTTTATTAATGGCAAGTTCGTAGTGTGCTGAATCCAATTCAACATCTACCATGCCGCCACCTAGGCGTAATTCTATTTCACTGATTAAATCGTCTTTGACGCTCATAAGAAAATCTCCCGTTATGTATATTTAGCGGGAGATGTAAGTTCATCGATTAATAGAAATATTAAATGCAGAGTTATATGGAACTAGAGTTTTACCGTAGGGCATCATGAATATAAAGTTATTAAACCATCCCAAATCTTGGCTTGGACTGTTATAAATTACTGTATATGCACCATCTGAAATATTGTATTTTCGTACTTCATTGCGGTATGCATCCCAATTTTTATTAGCCATTAGGTATAAATGCCCATCGGCAAATACAATATCATTGAAATGGTAATGTTTGTCGTTTGATGGATTAACTGCATCAAGTTTTGTAATCACTGTTTGAAATTTTCCTTTGCCATCTCCTTTTAGGAGATATCCAGGATTCCAATCCCCATTTCCTAAATATAAGTCTAGTTTTCCATCGCCATCTATGTCCAATAACTCTAAACTAAAATATGAATAACCATTAATGTCTGCTTGCGTATACACAAAATTTGAATCATATATAGGTGTAAATCCACCTTTTCCATCACCTTTTAAAACAATTAAACTAGACTTGCCAGGACCTAAACGAGGACGATTAAAATCGCTTGTAATAATATCAATATTTCCATCTCCGTCGATATCCCCAGCAGTGGATCCATGACAGTAACAAACAATGGGCATGGCAATATTTTTGTAAGTACCATCAGGCTGGCTCAATAGTAATCTAGGAGCTTCACCTGTCCATTTAGTCCAATCAGGATCTTGTTCTGAACCGTGACACGAAGCATATACATCTGGTTTGCCATCGTTATTAAAATCAGCAACAATTACCTTTCTTGGTGCCATACAACCTGTTCTATCTTTCAATAGTTTTGCAGTAACATCCACTGGTTCACCATTTACATATTTGTAAAAATACACACTTCCGGCTCGCCATGGCAATGAACGATCTGTCCAGTTCCAGTTGGTAAATGTCACTAAAGATATGGTTCCGTCTTGCAAAAAATCTCCGTAGGCAATGCCAGCAAAAGCATCTTCCCTATATGTATTTGTAATTGCATAAGTGGGTATTTTTTGTGCCGGAATATTTAAATTCTTAGCATTTAGATAAGAAGTTTTCTGAACTGCGATTGTGGGCTTGGCAAGAGGTTCGCTGGAACCCACTGACAATACTACACCTACATTAATAACTACATCATAATAAACAAATCCATAGGCACTTACACTGGGAATTGTAAGTTGATTTTTATATGGATCATATGTATCCGGAGTTGTACTTGGCTTAGCTGGATATTTAAGATCTTGATTAGAGCCGCCAACAGTTAGAATAGGACCGACTGTGATAATAACATTTTTGTAAACCGTATCACCTAACACTACTGAGGGAATAGTTAATTGACTATTTGCAGGATTATATGTGTCCGTGGCATAAACAGCCGGGGAGAAAAATGCTACTAACGCTAAAAATAATTCAGTAATATATTTCATATTAACCTCCGTTCTTTTTTAATACAGGTGCAAAAGGATCTGTTGGTACAGGTACAGTTGGTTGTGTTGGAAGGGCTTTTCCTAACACTTCTTGAAAAGGATTGCTTTGTGCTATTTCTGAAGCACCGCCACATGCTGTCAGCGATAATGCTAAAACTAAAATTAAATATTTCATTTGTATACCTTTAATAAAATTACATCAGTACTTATACGTCCGTTAAGTTTGATCTCTGTGCTTTTAATTCCTTTAAACCATTTCTTAGCGGCTGGCTTGCCGTTAGCACTAAACTCTTTAATCTGTTCTTTGGGCTTGCGTAGTGTCTTTTGCACACTTGCTGTAGCATCAAATCCTAGAATAGAACTGTTCTTAACTGTTAGTGCGCCTGCATATTGGTCTACAATGTAGATACCCAACTTGCGTGTCTTAGTATTGTAGACCCAAAGTTCCTGTGCTGTAAGAATTGTAGTTGGGTCTGCACTTTTAAGACTGAGCTCTTTAAACTCTTTTGCGTATTTCAATTTAGCCACTACCTTTTCTGGCAGTACTGCTTTCTTCTTACGTGGCGCCTTAGCGGCTTTCTTAACTACATTGTAACTGTTGGCATCTGACAACGCCTGTGTCCACCATTTAACAATGGCAGTAATTTGACGCTTGCCCAAATGCTTGTATGCTTCTAATATCTGGCTGTCTTTAGTAGAGTTGACTTCTTCAAACTCTGAGATCTTTTTGCTGATGAACTCTGTTACCGTTTTAACTTGTACGGCTGGCACATTCATTTGTGTCATCAACTCAACTAGCTTGGGTTCGCCTTTGAACTCTGCAACAAAGTCATCAAAGCGACCTTCCAGTTCTCCCAAGAACTCTGCTGTCTTTTCTGCCATGCGTTCTTGTATGTTAAACTTTGGCTTATCGTCTTTAACTTCTTCTACAACTTGATTGGAAGTGTCAACGCCTTTGTCTGCTTGTTTAAGTTGTTTAACAAGAGTGCGTAGTGTGCCAAAACGTAGTGCTAGTCCAACACGGCCTGCTCTTAGTGCAAAGCCAACTGTGGGGCCGGGCCAAATGTCGCCACGACGAACTGCGTCTGCTATTTTTTGACGACGTGGATTGCGAGCAAGGAATAGACTTAACCATTCTGCGCTTTTCTTTTTGTCTTGTGTATGAGCATACCAATTAAGTGTACGCATGACCTGTGTGCGATACTCGCTGTCAGTCCAGGTCTGCTGTTCTTCTAGACTGGGGTAAGTGGGTTCGTCGCCAACATACTTGACGTCTACTTCTCTATAGACAACTGTTTTGGCAGGAGGCTCAAAGCGCCATGCCAATTTATCTGTGCTTACTTGCGGTTTTCTTGTAGCCATACTTACTCCTAGTAAAAATGTAATTATACACTAACTTCTATTTTGTGTCAATTGCACGGCGTAGCAGGATTTCTTGTTTTGAGAACGCATCCAATTCCCATGGCATATCCAAATACTTAGTTTTTTTGGTATAGCGTTTACCCTTCCAATACCTAACCTCATTGGGAGCAAACTTCATAATGCCTTTGGCAAGTTGGCGAACATGCACCATCTCATGTGCCAATGTTGTGGCCATTTCCATGATGGAGATTGGAGTAACTCGTTTTGGTGCTTTAATTAGTACGAGATAGCAGTCTGCTAATTCTATATTGTGTGTGGCACCTTGGAAATCATCTTCCAAATCTTTAGTAACTTTTACTAGGACTGCTCGTTTACTGTTAACCAATCCCAACTGTTCTATAAAGGAAGGCATCAAACTGGTCAAAAACTTTTCTATTTTGGGACTGTCTGCGTCCACATCATACTCCATCATACCTGACTCCAATTTTTGTGTATAGTGTATTATACTATAGACAGTAATTTGTGTCAATTAAATCGTAAAAAAGGCTTCCTGAGAAGCCTCTTTAAATCAGTATACCAAAGATTACTCTTAGGCTTTTTTCTTTCGTTTTGCAGGTTTTTCCACTGGTTGTTCTACTGTAGCTTCAGTCTGTGGAGCAGCCAGCATTGTAGTTGCACTTTGATTAGCAATAGCAGTTACGATATGCTTTTGTTCCAGTAACTCTGTGCCCTGTGGAACTAGACCAATCAGTTTCAGTGATTCCATGGTCTGTGGATTACTCATGGCATTTAACAATTTAGCAGGACTGGGTCGGCCAAGAGCTATAATTTCAGACTGTAGTTCACGACCCACTGTTACTGTGAATTCATAGTTGGCGTTGACTTCAAACATTTCATCATCAGTGTAGGGTGTGCCATCATCATGACGAAGTCTAGTGGGTTCAACTTCAGCATAAAGTTCAGCCATGTATTTTTCTAGTATTTTAATCTCTTTACGATTAAGTTCAAAAGCATGACGTTGATCTTCTAAGTGTGATTCATGTTCAATGAGTTCAGCTTGTAGATTGAGAATAATATGTGGTAGTGCTGGCACTGTTTTCAAATGTTTTAGTTCTTCAAGTTTGGCCTGATATTTAAGTTCGGCACATTCTTCAAGTACTGCGGCACGTTTACGTCCAACATAAAAGCCCTGTAGTGTTTTGATTTTTTCCCATGGGGTACTACCAATAACTTGATATCGGTAGTTGAATTCTGAATTTAGATTTGATGCCATTGCGGTTCCTTATTTAGAAATATTTATTTTGCTGTTTCGTGAATTGTTGATCAGAATGTTTATATTGTGGTCGTGAAAAAGGCTTCCTCGGAAGCCTTTTTCATTGTAGTAAAACAATATTAAGAACCGTAACTTGCGGCAGCTAAATCAAATCTAGCAGTACCTACACCAGTTGTGTTTGTAGCCACTACCCCAGTGTTTGATACTTTGTTGGTTGTTGATACTGCCCCAGCTGAAGAGCCATCGGGATCAGTTTGGCCATATCCAAATATAGCGAGATCAACTCCGTAACCTGCTGCCGCTAATGAGTATCTAGCAGTACCGACACCTGTAGTATTTGAAGAAACTACCCCAGTGTTTGATACTTTGTTGGTTACTGCTGTTAAGCCACCATATCCAAAAATAGCTTTATCGGTACCATAAGTTGCGGCTGCTAATAGAGTTCTAGCGCCATCAACACCTGCGGTATCTGTGGCAACTACACCTGTATTTGATACTTTATTGGTAATTGCTGTCTCTGCACCGTTACTACTTGAAGTAGAGCCATACCCAAATATGGCCTTATCTGAGCCGTAACCAGCGGCTGCAAGATATCTCCTAACAGTACCAACTCCAGTGACATCATTGCCAACTACACCTGTGTTTGATACTAGATTGGTCATCGAGAGATGTGGTCCATTACTTCCATATCCAAAAATAGCTTTATCGGTACCATAAGTTGCGGCGGCAAGATTATATCTACCAGTACCAACTCCAGTGACATCATTACCAACTACACCTGTGTTTGATACTAGATTGGTCATTGATAAAGAAGCCCCAAATTGGGATCCATAACCAAAAATAGCTTTATCAGTTCCATACCCTGCGGCGGCTAAAAAGAGTCTGATAGAACCTACACCTGCAACATCATTACCAACTACACCTGTAGTTGATACTAGGTTGGTAATTGCTAGAGAGGCTCCTGCCTTACCATATCCAAATATAGCGTTGTATGATGGAGCCACATAACTTGATAAGACCATACCAGTGCCTGTGCCACTCATTGTCATGCCTGAAGAGATTGCACCAGTGGTAGTACTGGTCACTGAACCAATGGCTAATGCCGCTGTGGGTGGCGTGAAGTTACTTGTATAACGTGCGTAACCTTTTGTTATTCTTAGGTCGTCTATGTAACCGTTGAATGAGAAGGAGTCAAAAGAAGTAGCAATATATTTGAAAGAAACTGTGTAATTTGTAGAATTAGATCCAGTACTAACTGACGTCCCGTTTATATACAATTTCATTGTACCACTTGATCTTACAACTGCTACGTGATTCCAAGTACTTTGAGTAACAGTTCCGGTTACTACATTTGTAGTATTGTCTTTCCAACCAATTTGATTAGCGGTTCCTGTATAACCAAAATAAACTAATCCAGCCCCATCTGCGCTTGTTCTTGAATCTAATATTCCAGCATAAGTGCCGCTATAGGTTGCGTTAGGATAAATCCACATTTCTACTGTAAAATCTCCACTACCTAATGCTAATGGTGTACTAGCAAGTAATGTTAACCAATCACCGGTTCCATCAAAACTCATACTACTTCCGCCAAACTTTGATTGTGTAGTAGAAATCTGTGCATTGCCCACTGTTTCTAAATTGTTTAACATTGACGAATCGACGATGCCGCCGTTGGTGAAGTTGGTTAATAAACTTGTTCCTGAAATAGCAGTTAACGGTGTCGTTGGTACGGTGTTTGCAAGTGCAGTACCTTTGACTAAGCTGAAATTTGAGATGTAACCTTGGAAGTAGTAGTTGTCTACTGTTTTTCCAATAATGCCTTGTGTCTCAGTAAAGTTGTTTGTAATGCTTCCACTAGCCACACTAGTGCCATTAAAATACATGGTCATTGTTCCGCTACTTCTAATGATAGAAATAAATGTCCATTGATTTAATGGCAACGCACTGCTTGAAGAAAGCAAATTTGTATTGTTATCTACTTTTAATATTCCATTAGCATAAAGAACAACAGAAAATCTACCAGATGCTACACCGCTACCCGTATCAAAAATTGCCCCTACAGGGCTTGTATATGCTGTTGGATAAACCCATACTTGAAAAGTAAAATCTCCAGTTCCTACCGCAAATGCTGAATTAGAACCAGCACTTAAATAATCCCCAGTACCATCAAAGTACCCAGAGCCACCAATCACGCTTGTGGAGTAGGCAGTTGTAGGGCTAAATGGGCTGAAGCGCTGAACGCTTGTTCCTGTTGCTGTAATGGCATACGCATTACTACTATTGTCAATAAATCGGTTGCTTTGACAGGTTAACAAAGTAGTGCCTGATATTGCTGTCAAAGGTGTTGTGCTTGGCGTAAATGTAGTTGTGTAAACAGAAGCGTTGACACATCTTAAATTGCTAATGTACCCATAAAAGTTAGAAGTTCCATTTGATTCAGAACCAATTTGACGGCCAGAAGTTGAATAATTTGTAGAGTTTGAGCCAGTTGCGCCAACTTGAGTGCCATTTACAAAAAATTGCAAACTACTTCCGCTTCTGTTAACAGCAATGTGATACCAAGTATTAGCAACCCAAGTATATGAAACTTCGTTGTCAATAGCAACAAAAGTTCTACCAATACCAAGTTTATTTGCGGCATTAACATTTATTCCAAGGAACATACCGCCACTTGTTGCATTAGCGATAACTTGTTGTTGTGCAGTTATATTTGTAAGATAAATCCACGCCTCAAGGCAAAAATTACCACTACCTGATGCAGTAGCACTTGCAACATTTAGATAACTACTACCATCAAAATAATTAGACCAATTATCACCATAAGGACTAAACGTACCTTGTGTTGTATTACCAGCACGTGTAATAGCAAAGTTGTTTGTACTTGAATCAACAAATGTGTTATTTGTTGCATTATTAGTGCCATCACCTGACAATAATAATGTTGTGTTTTGTGCATTTGAATCGCCGGCTACTGTGGTAGTCACTAAACCAGTTGCTTGTCCACTTATAATAAATCCCATGTGTAATTCCTTTAATATATCAGGTCTATGATATTGTTATTAGTATTTATGCAAAAAAAATAAAAATCAATTAAAACATAGGTTTTACAGTCAAAATAAAACCCGCCGAAGCGGGTTTGTGCTAATCAATTACTATTAATTAGAAACGGTGTGTTACACCAACGCCAATTTTACACACGTCTTGTGCTGTAACAGCGGCTGCTAATGCGAGTCCTACTGCTCCTGAAAATATTAATGGCATGTCGTGTTGTCCTTATCTAGGATAGCCTGGGAAGGGTGTCCAGTTAGTGATGTTTTCATCCCACAGGTAAGGAAAGCCATCCATGGGTGGGGCCACGGGTGCTGTCCATGACACCGCAGACTCATCCCAGACCCATGATCCTGGATGTTCGGCATTGGCAGCATTTTCTCTTATTTGAGCAATTTGTTCTGCGGTTTGGGGTGTTGTATTTTCGTCGATCATTTTATTATTTCCTTTAATTTAGACTAGTCATTAGCTAACCTGCTATTAGTATTTATGCAAAAAAAAATAAAGACTGTATTTTTACAGTCAAAATAAAACCCGCCGAAGCGGGTTTCTGCTAATCAATTTCTATTAATTAGAAGCGGTGTGTTAAACCAACACCGATTTGTGCTACGTCACGTGATGTGCCTGCGGCATCAACATTGCGATATGCAACGCCTACATCTGTACGCTTGCTCATAGCATAGTCTGCACCAACTGAATACGCTTTTACATTTGTATTTGTTGTACCATAACTTGCCTTAGCAGTAACAGCGCCAAATGCTTGACTTGCGCCAATTAGGCTACCTGTGCTTTTTACAGCACCTTGGTTATCACTGTGCGTATAAACTACTGAAGTTTTACCAACTTTGGTGCTTAATGCAACTACTGTGCTTTTTTCATTGCCAGCAGTATAATTTGCCACTGTAGCATTAACACCGTAAGCACCAGCACTTGCGCTATAAGATTTAGCGTTAATACCAGTTGGGTTGTGAGCATTGTCAGCAGTAAATGTTACACCTTTCATAGGAGTAATACTAACGAATGTACCGTTGCTCATACGTAGTCCACGTAAGTTGTGAACGTCGCCTGCAACTGAACCATACATAGTTCCGAATACATCATTGTTAGTGATTGCTAAGAATTCACTGTGAAGATTACGACCTAAGTCAACACTTCCTAATGCACTGGCAATTCCAACAGTACCTTGACGGTCACCAAGTTGTGTTCCAGATCCGGCAATAGTGTTTCCGCTGAAACTAGTGTCGACTACTGCGCGAGCTGTTAAGCCGTTGCTTAGTTTTTCACTGGCAGCAAAAGTAAAATTGCTTGTTGGTTCTGTTACCAAACTTGTTGCACGAGCAGTTCCTGTTTTTGTGTTATCTACCCATTCGCCGATTTTACCACCGACAGAAACTTGGGCTGATACTACACCAGTTGCTAATGCTAGCATCGTTGCTAAGATTGTTTTTTTCATATTAAATTTTCCTTTTAAAAGAACGTAGAAATAATTCTCTCTACATTATATAGCCTATTATTTCTTAGAAACAATAGCCCATAACATACCGGCGGCAATCAATCCCACCAAACCATTGGATCCCAAACCTGCTACCAATTTGGTAACATTGCCAACTACGTCAACTGGCATGAACGGAACTGCTGGTCCAAAAAGAACTTGAAGAATAATAGCCAAAGCCATTATTGCTATAGAAAGTTCTGTGACCTTTTTTAGGCCGGATAATAAAGTTTCGAAATATTGCATAATGATCTCCTTTCAAGAGTCTAGCGTGATTATTTAACACCCGGTTGTTCCTAGGATATACTACAACTTAACTGGTTAAGTTAGCAGTTATATGGTGATTAACTACTATGAGAATGAAAATATCTTAGACAAACAAAGAAAAAGTTATAGGTAAATAGTATTACTATGCCAAGATTAAGCCTGTGGAAACCTGAAAAAACAAACGACTATCGTTTCATGGATAGACTTATCCGCGAACAATTTATGGTAGGCGGCACTGGTGTGTTAGTACACAAATATTTACAGCCTGCTGATCAAGGTGCCAGTAATGATCCAACTAAGCCTAACTATAGAGCCGATGATATATTAAACGAAACTAAGATACAAGACTTGTTGTTTTTAGAAACTCGTGATAGAATTTATGATCCTGATATCTACGAACTTCGTGGAGTGTATAATGTAGGGGATCAAGACTTTGACTTAACTCAATTCGGATTGTTTTTAAGTGCTGATACAATCTATATTACATTCCATACCAATGACATGGTTGACCGTATGGGCCGTAAACTCATGGCCGGTGACGTCATTGAATTGCCACACGTAAGAGATGATTTATTATTGGATCAAAGTAAACCTGCTATTAATAAGTTTTACGTTATACAAGATGCTAGTCGTGCCGCAGAAGGTTTTAGTCAAACTTGGTATCCTCATATTTGGCGCATCAAAGCCAGCCCAATGACCGACGCACAGGAATACAAAGATATATTATCACAGACTTCGGACAATGGCGTAGACACATTGAAAGATGCACTAAGCACATATCAGAAAGAATTGCAGATCAGCAATGCTATTATTGCTCGCGGCGAACAACTTGCGCCTACAATTTTAGACGATGGTAGTAACATAATACAAAATACTGTCAAGCCATATCAAGCTGATGCTAATCCAGTTTATGATCACGGTGAAGCAGTAGAGTCTGGATTAAGTTTCCCGCTGACTCCAAAGCAGGGAGATTTCTTTTTACGCACAGATTATACTCCAGCAGTATTATTTGCGTATCGTGGAACAAGATGGCAACGTATGCAAACTGCCAATGGACCAGTTGACTTAAAAGACAAAGTTATAAATGCTGCCAGCTTTATTAACAATACTGCTACCACTGTAGTAGATAATAAAGAGTTTCCAGAACGTCAAGCATTAAGTCAAGTAGTATTACCTAAATCAGATTTTTAATTATGCAACAATATTTTTACGACGAACAAATAAGAAGATACTTAACCCAATTTATGCGTATATTAGGCGGGTTTAGTGTAAAAACTGGCAAGGATAGAGACGGCAACGAAAGTTATATTCAAGTCCCTGTACGCTATGGTGATATTAATCGCATGGCGGCTCACGTTCTTAAGAACCAAAGTGAGAACATGATGAATACTGTTCCGTTTATCAGCGTGTATGTCACTGACTTACAGATCAGTGCAGAACGTAGAAACAATCCCACTCATGTCAGTAAGGTTCAAGTCTACGAAAAGAAAGTTGATCCTGAAACTGGACAATATATAGAAGGCGAAGTGGGCAATACTTATACTGTGGAACGTTACATGCCAGTGCCGTATGACTTGACTGTCCAAGTAGATATATGGACCAGTAACACAGATCAAAAGCTACAGCTATTAGAACAGTTGTTAGTGCTGTTTAATCCCAGCATTAACTTAAAATCCAACGATAATCCATTCGATTGGAGTAACTTAACTTATACTGAATTAGTCAACGTAGTATGGAGTGTACGTCAAGTTCCGCAGGGCACTGATGATATTATTGACGTCGCGGCATTAAACTTTAACTTACCTATATTAATTAATCCTCCTGCTAAGGTTAAACGACAAACTCTTATACATACAATTTTAAATGAAATTAAAAAATTAAAAGACGATCAAATGATAGACTGGGTAGCAGATGATCCAATGCCAAACAAGCAATGGGTTGTTGTTACTTTTGAAAATTTAAAATTACAAGTTAGAATAGAAGGTGATCGTGCCACTCTTTTAAATAAAGCAGGAGGCACAACTGACAATGACGGAAACCTATTATCATGGGAAACATTATTAAGACCATTTGGAGAATTAAGTTTAGGTATTAGTAATTTGCGTTTGCGTAGAGGCAATGATCCCAGTGATCCTAATAATGATATTGTTGCTGTTATAACAGAATTAGACTCAGTCAATCTAAATGTCGCTGTTATAGATGTAGATCAAGATAGTTTACCTAGTGCTAGTTTAGCCGCCATTACTGCTATTATTAATCCTAGTAGAGTTGCGCCTGGAAAAAATCTACCTGCAAGTGCCACTGGCCAACGTTACTTAGTTTTAGAAGATGTTCCTAATAATAATTACTGGGGTGTGACTACTGCTAAGGCCAATGATGTTATAGAATACAACGGAAGTCACTGGACTGTAAGTTTTGATTCGTCTGCTAATACTGAAGCCATAGTGTTAAATACAACAACTAGCTTGTTGTATGAATGGCGAGCAGGTCAATGGATAAGTGTATTTGAAGGCACATATCAAAACGGATGGTGGAGACTTTATCTTTGAAACAGTTTAGAGGCGTCGGGGCTATTATAGTCAGTGAACATACCGGTAAGGTAATGACAGTATTGCGTAGCCAGCAAGAAAGTTATCCTGGCACTTGGACCTTTGCCGGCGGTAAAGTAGACGATGGCGAATCTGAAATTGACGGACTTAAACGTGAATTGCAGGAAGAGCTTCAACTAACTAAAATTAAAAAAATAATCCCGTTACATAGATATCAAAGCCGTAGTAAAGACTTTATATACGATACCTTTGTAGTATTAGTAAACAAAGAATTTATTCCGGAACTTAATTGGGAAAGTGCGGGTTATGCATGGACTGATATAGATAATTTACCAAGTCCGTTGCATCCTAAAGCTCGCCAAATGATTAGCTCTAGCAGACTAATCAAAAAATTTAAAAACTTCTATAGTTGGATTGATAAGAAGAATGTCAGCGGAGATAATACCATTCCCGAAAAAGATAAAATTACAGCGAATTAAAAGCGTTGATTTATATCATTGTTGGGATCGTCGACTAGACAATCCTTTATTGAACAGTCTGTTCAAGCAAGAAGTGTGTTATGTGGAAAGATGGTACTTGCAGACTGTGTATCTTCTTAACATGGAATTAGAAGATCATCCGTTATTAGTATCATTAATGAGTGACACTACCTTAGATTTGATCATTGAACTAATCGAAAAAGATTTAAAAATTCAAAAAGAATCATTACTAGATGATTCTACATTAACCACAGATTATAATTTAATTAGACTTAACAAGTGGTTAGTTAAGTTTCAAGGTCTACAACAATATCGTCGTCGACTTTATAATTTTTAATTCCTACATGTCCTAATTCACAAGTAGTAGCAACGTCTAACCATATATCAATTTCGTTGTCGTTGCATTTTCTAAAAAATTCAATGTCTTCGCCTGTATATTGACCGTTATGGTATCCTAATTGGAACCAAGGTAATTCGAGTTCTTCAAATACTACCATCTTAATAAGGCAGAACCCTAGGCCCATTGCTTGTATTTTAATATGACTTTCTGTTTGTTCAGTGGGGTCTACCCACGAATCCCAGTTATCAATTTCAGTCCATGCTGTTACAATTAACGGTTCAACTCTTTTACTATAAGCGGCGCCTACTATAGCTTCGTCAAAGTCTAACAAACGTAAAACATGTAAAGGATCAAATGTTATATCACTGTCAATAAACATAACATGGGTTGCTTCCCAGGCTTGAGCACTTTTAACTAACTCATGTCTTTGATTGGCTATCAAAGTTCCTGGACTAATAAACAATGAACTTGTTACTCCAACATTTTTTAAGTAAGCACAAAGATTCCACAATGCAAACGTTGTTGCTGTATGCATCATATCCCTAGCAGGAATACAAATTGCCAATTTAACATCGGCGTATTTTTCGTAGGTAAAATTCATTTAACTTTTTTAAGTGCTAGTTTACGTGGGCCTTTTTCTACTTGCGGAGCATAACCCAATTCTGCTTCTGCACGTTCTGTTGCAGATTTAATTGCATTAGCAAGTCTAACACAAGTTTGTGTAGATTTGATATATAAATCTTCTGGAAGTTTGACCATCTTATTCATAGTTTCAAATGATGGCTTACCTAAAGTTAAAATTTCAACAGCGGCTTGTTTACCTAAGAAGTTAGACCAATATTCTTTTTCTACAAATTCCCAATTAGTAATTGCAGACTCTAATTGTTTTTGATCTTCACCTTCAAGGAATAATTGAAATTTTTGTTTCTCAGCAAGTAAACAATTTTTTTCAAATGTTCTATCTTCAGTTTCTAAATCACTGTCAATTTTTCTAAGTCTATTAATAGTCTCTATGACATATCTAGCATATGCTGTACCTGTTTGATTTTGAAAGTTTTGTCGCTCAAAATCGCTGAATGTAGGATAAGGACAGATATCAAATATTGATTGCAACGGATTAGTTTCTTCTACTGTTGCTTTAGTTGTCTTTTTTGTGGCCATAAAAAATACCTCGAATGTTGTTCAAGGTATTTATGTAAGCTATTCTTAGTTTAGTATGCGTAAGGTATAGTACGTCCGCCAAATGTAGAACTTAATGTAATTGAAGTTCCTGCGCTTTGACCGATAAATCCACCCAATGTGCCGCTTAATGAAATGTTTTGGCTTGCTGCCGGTGCCGCATTATTATATGCTGTTCGAACTCGTCCCATTACAATTTCGGTACCTGTTGCTGGTAAAACTGCCATATATTATCTCCTGTATACTTTATTTATCTTTTTTGTTTAATATGAGCCGCCATCCACGGTCATATCGTCGATTCCTAGATTGGTTCTAGCCGCTGCTTCTGTACTTGCTCCGGTGCCACCATATGCTATACCAATATTTGTAGCTGTCCATGTTCCTGAAGTAACTGTACCTAAACTTGTAATGGTTGGTAACTGTCCACTTGTTATGCTACTATTAGTAGTTAATATTCCATAGTAGTTAGTTCCATTGGTTGTTAACTCCCAATTATCACTGGTTTCATTCCAACGTAGCGCAACATTAGCATCATCACCTCGTTCAATCTCAAAGCCTGCGTTTTCGCTGGCAGCACCAGTGGCATTGCTATTAAGAATAACAATGTTATCTGCTAAATTGATTGCTTCAGTGGAAATTGTAGTAACTGTGCCATTTACAGTTAAATTACCGCCGATTGTGGCATTTCCGCTGGTTGTTAATGTAGTAATGCTTAAATTCGCTATACTAGTATTGCTAGCGGCGGTTAATCTACCATCATCATCTACTGTAAATGTAGGTATGTTTGTACCATTGCCGTATGTTCCGGCAGATACAGTAGTAGCACTCAGAGCCGAGTCACCGACCGCATTTGTTGCTAATGTGTAAGAACTAATCCGAGTTAGGGCCATCTAATGTTATCCAATTGTTACATTTACTGTTACAA